CATCCGGAAGACGACCAGGCCGGGCGCTGCTTGCACGGCGCCGGACACGGTGTGCTTCTGCTGGCCGTGGACGATCATCGTGTAGTCGGTGGTCTCACCGATCATCGGGTTCCTCCGTGGGATGCTGGTGTCGGATCCCCGGGCGTCACTAGCGCTCGGGGCTTCTTGCGTTGGGCCGCCGACCGTGCGGGAGCGGATCGCCGCACGGCCGGCAGGTCAGTGGGCGTGCACGTGGCCCGGGTCGGTGACGGGTCCGAGGAGTCCGGCGTCACGGGCCGCCCAGAGGGTGGTCACGTCGATCGGCCCGGTCGCCTGGTCTTCCATGGCCGCGGTGTCGCGGACCATCGGCGGCACGTCGACGCGGTGGGCGTTGGCCTCCGCGGCGAGCTGAGGCCCGAACTTGGCCCGCAGCGCGAGGGCTTCGTCGCGCCACTCGTCGCGTTCGGACTGCATGCAGGCGGCGACCATCTCGGCTTCCTGCCGGGCCTGCTCCGCGAACCCCCAGGCGGCGTACACCTCGTCGCGGTCCTGCATGAGGAGGGCGAAGTAGTCGTCAGCGGCCATCTGGCGGGTGAGAAGCTTGCGGTTCTCGTCGCGGAGTTCGGCGATCTTGTCGACGGCGCGGCGGTTGCCGTTGCCCTTCAGCCCGGGGATCAGGTCGGTGAGGGTCACTGCTGCTCCTTGCTGGCGATGCGGTTCGAGATGCGGGGTCCGGCGACGGTCAGGAAGGCGATCGCGGCGAGGACGGCCCAGCCCTCAGCGGTCAGGTAGTAGGCGGCGAAGAGGTCCGGGATCACGGCGTCCTCCGGATCTGGTCGGGTCGGATGCCGAGCTTGGCGAGGAGTTCGCGGACCCCGGCGGCGATCACCGGGTCTTTGGCCAGCTCACGTCCGGCCTGGGCCGGGTCCTCGTCGTCGAGCGGGTGCGGGTTTTCCTTGCCGAACTGGTCGGCGATGCGGACCGCGGCCTGGCGCTGTTCGGCTGCCTCGGCGGTGGTCGGCTTCGGGCTGTAGTCGGTGAGCTCCATGCCCATCACGCCGCCTCGAGGACTTGCCGGTACATGGCGGCGGTCGTCGGCTGGGTCTCGGCCAGGAGCGGCCCGTGGTCGGCGTACACGACCGGCAGCGGCAGCACTCCCGCGCCAGCCCGGTCGATCCGCAGCATCAGCGGCTCGCCGGACTCGGTGTGGTCGAACGTCCACAGCCAGCGGCTGCCGTCCAGGGCCACCTGCACGCGGTCGAGGTCGATGGCGGTGCCGTCGAGGAGGATGGTCATGCCGCCACCGCCTTCGCCAGCTGTGTGCGGGCCTGCGGGGTGTAGCCGTGGATGATGACGGTGGCGCCGTCGAACTTGGCTTCGGCGATCAGGTGGATCTGGCCAACCCGCGTCAGCTCGTGTTCCACCGTGTCGGTGTCGGCGTGGAGGGCTTCCCGCCACGCTTCGAACGAGGTCAGCGAGTCGTAGCACTCGACCATCAGCTCGCCGGGAACGTTCGGCACGATCCGGATGTCGGCGGCCGGTAGCAGCGGGTACTCCGTCGCAAGGGCGTGCAGTGCGGCGATGCTGCGGGAGTGATCGGAAAGGGTCCTCACGACGCCTCCAACGGGCGGTAATAGGTGGGCTGGGCGGCGAGAGTGGCGGCCCAAGCCGGGTAGTCGTCGTTGGTGGAGCAGGCCCCGTCCGGGTGGCTGAGGAGCCACGCGTCGTGGGCGTAGGCGATGCGGTCCGACGGGGAGTGCGTGTGGGCTGCGGCGTCGGCCAGCGTCTGGCAGTTGCGCTGCCGGGCGACGATCTGCTGCACGGTGGTCAGCGGCACGTCCAGGTCTGAGATCGGGCGGGTCATCGGGCCGCCTCCTCGCCGGTGAGGCCGAGCGGCGACGGGTTCCTCGCGCCTTCGAGCAGCGCCTCGACGATCAGCTCGTCCACCAGGTCGACCGCCTTGGTCGCGGCCGTCTCCGGCATGTAGCCGCGGAACGTGCGGATCAGGTCGGTGCGGAGCTGGTGCCAGCGGGGCTTGACGGGTGCCGGTCCGGCGGGCATCGGCAGGGCGCCCATGACCTCGACGGCCGCGGCCAGGTCGGTGATCGGCTCGGCCTCGGCCGCATCGAGGGCGTCCTGGCAGTCCGGGCACAACCCGGTGATGCGCCACTCCGCTTCGTACCGGCCGGCTTCCTCTTCGTCCCAGAAGACTCGGGTCGTGCCGTCCTCGGCGATGAGCGGGTTGCCGCAGCCGATTGGAGCCTTCAGGCACCGGTCCTCGCGCACCGCATCCGCGGGCAGGTCGCCACCAGAGATCGCGGCCAGGAAACTGGGGATGCTCATGCCGCCACCGCCTGACGGGCGGCGTCGTACACCGGCGTCGTCCGGTACTCGCGACGCCAACGCCACTGCGGGTTGGTGTTCGAGGTCTCACGCCATTCGATCGGGCCGTGGCACTTCCGCATCGGGTTGTGCATCCACTCGCGGCGGAAGCCTTCCGCACCGCAGCCGGGGCACGAGACCAGCGGACCGATCTTCCTGCCGTAGCCGCTGGCCTTGATCGCGTCCTGGCGCTGGTACTGGTCGGGGCGCTCGAACTCCAGGTCCGCGCACAGGACTTCCGCATCTTTCAGCGGAACCTCAGACCAGTCGTCGCCGTAGTGGGCGAGCGCACGGTCCTCGTCTTCCGCCTCGACCCAGATGACGCGGGTGGTGGTCTCGGTGACGATGATCGGGAAGCTGCGCTCCATCACGCCCCACGCGTCGCGGGGTGTCTGGTTGTCGAGGAGCTCGTTGACGTCCCAGTCGCCCTCGGCCGGCGTGACGCGCGGCCACCGTCGACCGAGGTAGCTGTGATCGCCCCCGTGCCTGAGTTCCTTGTCGCAGTCCTCGTAGCTGCCGCCGGGCTTCGGCTCACCGCACTTCATGCCGCACCGCCGCTGAACGCGTTGCGGGCCTTGAGGTTCTGGTAGGTCTCCCACCAGCCGTAAAACAGGGCGTCGAACGCTTCCTCGCGGGCATCCTCGTCAGGCAGGCAAGCCCAGGCCGCGCGGCCCACATCCAGCAGCTCCACACCCTCCGGGCAGGCCGCCAGCAGTTGCGCTTCGGTCTCCTCGAACGCGGCCAGCCAGATCGGAGGCTTCGGGACACCGGACGTGATCTCGTCGAACGTGGCCAGGGGCTCGGGGATCATCGGGCACCGCCCGGGGAGCAGGTGCAGTTGGAGCTGATGCCGCCGACGTAGGCGCAGTCCGAGTCGTGGCCACCGTTGGGCGGGAAGGGCTCCTCGGTGCGGGCCGCGAGCAAGGCCTCGCGGTGGTCGCTCATCGCGGCGTCGCGGTTGCCCGACTTCTTGGACGAGCGATTGATGACGTAGCCGCCGAGGAAGAACCCGGCGTGCCGCTTGTCGTCACTCTCGTCGAAGATGACGGTGTCGTAGTAGCCGCCACCGATGCGGACGGTGGACACGAGCAGGTTCTTGGTGTCCGTCACAACCGGCGTTTGCCGGATGATCTCGGGAAGCTTCGTCTGGGAGGATGTAGGCACGGTCTGCCTCTTCTCTTCGGAGTGGTGAGGGGTGGATCGCGCGGCTCTCGGGCCGCGAGGCCCCTGCTGCCGGTGTGTCAGAGCCCGGCGGTGGGGGCTTGCCGCGTCAGGCGGCGGGCTGGAGCTCTCGAGCCGGCGAATCCGACTGGCTCTGCGGGCCGATGACCGACCTGCCCACGACCCGGCTGCCTCGCTGGCGTCCCCGGCGGGTGGGGGCGTTGCGGTGCATGGCGTAGATCTCGGCGAGGTCGGACTCGCTGAAGACGAGCTGACCGTTCAGCCGACTGTGGGGGAACGGCTTGCCTCGCTTGTCACCGTCCTTGCGGTTGGCTCCGTCTCGGAGCCAGCGCCGGCCGGTCGTGTCGGTCTCGTCCTTGGCGAGGCCGAGTTTCACGACGGCCACTTCGACCCTGTAGTAGCCCTGCGGGGTGGGGGCGGGCTTGCGGGGGGACATGTCACCTCTTCTCTGGGGGGTCTTGCGGGGGCGTTTGGAGCAGTTGTTCGGAGTCGGCCGGCAGGCCGAGCGCAGTGCGGAGCCGCTGGTAGGGACCGGGTCTCATGCGGGTGCGGTATCCGTTTTCGAGGTGGTTGAGGTAGCGCCTGCTTATGAGCGCTTTCTTGGCCAGCTCGTCGGTGCTCAGCCCTGCCTGCATGCGGAGCTTGCGGATTTCCGCCCCTTTCACCTGGTAGGTGGGAGGGGGTTGTTCCATGCCGCTAACTTAGCGGTTTCTAGCGGCTTCGTCTAGCGCCTACTAGCGGGTTTTAGCGGTTCGACGCAGCGTGAAGCCATCCCCAACGCTTCACAGTCGGACGAATGACCGATCACTTTGCGCAACGGACCCGTCGCGTTCCGGACTCGCTGGCCCCACTCCTAGCTGGTCCTAGCGGGTCCTGGCAGGATGTGTCCCATGGGTAATGACCTCGAACGCCTGGCGAAGCTCGTACAGCGGCGCCGTCTCGAGCTCAAGCTGGGCATCGAGCCAGCCGCGAGGCTCGCCGGCATGAGCAAGGACACGTGGAAGAAGGTCGAGGCAGCCCGCGAGGACGTCCGGGCCACCTCCTACACCGGCATCGAGCGTGCCCTGCAATGGGCGCCCAGCAGCTGCATACACGTCCTCGAAGGAGGGGAGCCCGTCATCTCAGAGGCCTCCCCCGCATCGGCGGACAGCGGAATCGCCGTCATTCCCAAAGAAGAACTGAGGCGGCAGGTGGGCGACTCCGTCAACAGTGCGGCGATCGGCTTCAAGGGGGACCTGACAGCCGACCAGATCCTCGACCTCAACCGGCTGGTACTAGACGAACTACACAAACGAGGCGTGCTCTGACGCAAAGTTCAGTCGATCTGCGTACAACCATTGGCGATCGAGGCGCATTACCCGAACTCCCCCATGCCTCTTTGGTCCCACACGGTCCCAAGTAGCCCAGAACATGGCAGAGTCACAGGTACACCTTGGGGGTTCCCCGTTAGCACCCGGAAGGGGGAACCAGTTGTGCAGAGCACTCTGTCCATAGTCGATGTCGGTCCCGAGTTCACCGGATGGGCTGGCCCAACCAATGGGAGAATGATCTGTGTAGCGCCTCCCGAAATCGAGACGAGCGAAGAAGCGCAGCGCTCGATGCGAGAGATCGTGAAGCGTGCAGGAGGAAGCTGCGAGGGATGCCGGAACTGCTGGCTCGGCACCTGAGCAGCACGGCCGCGGGGTCCTGGCGGTAGGGGGACCTGCCGGACCGCCGCGACCGCAGTTCACCCAAGGGGGCACGTATGCCTTACGTCGAGAAGCGCGGCAACTCGATCCGCGTGAAGTGGTGGGGCGGCGAATACGTTCTCGACGCCGACGACAGACCGACAAAGCGGAAGAAGTACGAGTCTGCATCCGGTCCCGCACCCGGCGTGCCGTTCGAAGACGAGGATGAGGCCTACGACTTCGGCCTGGACCGTGAGCACGAGGTCCGCCACGGCAAGCACATCCCGCGCGCCGGCGCCCGCACGCCCATGGACGATTACTGCCGCACCTGGTTTAAGGCAGCCGACCTGAGGACCCGCTCGACGCGCAAGTACAAGTCGATGCTCAACGTGGTGATCATTCCGTACTGGACGAAGTGGACGGTCGGCGAGGTCACCGCCATCGACTACGACGTGTGGAAGAAGCAGATCAAGGCCAAGTACTCCGACAACTACGCGGGCAACATCCTCGGCCTGTTCCGGATGCTGATGGACGATGCGGTCGTCAAGTACAAACTGCGGACCGAGTCGCCCGTCATCGAGCAGAAGCGCCGCGGTCGGTACGCGAAGAAGAACGTCCGGCGCGCCAAGAGCGAGCTGCCGTTCAAGGCCATCCACCAGCTCGCTGTGAACGCCTACCACGTGTGGGGCTTCACCGGCTGGGGGTACATCTGGACCATCGCGTTCACCGGCATGCGGCCTCCCGGCGAAATGCACGGACTTCAGCGCGGCTTCGCCTCGCCGGAATGGCCGGCCGCCGACCCGGTCCTCTCGCGCGGCAGGGACGCGGCCAAACGGTACGCGGGCATGCATGCCCTGCGGGTGCAGCATCAGGCGTACTACGCGGACGACGGCCCGACCTTGGCCGGTCCGAAGTACGACTCGTACAGAACCTTGGTGATCCCCCCATTCCTGCATGAGATCCATGAGGCGCTGCTGGGGGCGCACGCGTCACCGTGGGTGTTCCCGGCGATGACGGGCGGGCACCTGCTGACGACGGAGTTCACGCAGAACTACTGGCGGCCGATCCGCGACGGCGCCAAGGAGCGCAAGCCGCGGGCCCAGTACATGCGGCATGTGCGGCCCGAGATCCCGGCCGTGCCGGAGATGGCGGGCGAGGATATGTACCGGCTGCGGCACTGGCACCGGGAGCTGCTGGACGAGCCGGGCGCGGACATTTCCACGGTGGCCAAGGAGGCCCGGATGGGGCATGAGGTGGCCGGCATGGAGGGGGTGTACTCGCGGGTGACGATCGGCATGGAGATGCGTATCGTCGAGTACCTGCAGGGCGTGTGGGAGAAGCACGTGGTGGGGCAGGGTCTATGGACGCCGCCGTTTCCCATTTCTCTCCCATCGGATGTCGCCGGTGGGGTTCCGCCGCTGTTCAGTGAACTTCCGGTACTTGGCGAGGCGTGATCGACGACATCACCAAGGGCATCAAGGTGGCGGGGTCTGGAGCTGCTGGCCAGCACGTTGACCTGCGGAAGTCCGTTCACGGCATGGCGGGTTCTAGCGTGTTTTAGCGTAATCTTGCGCCTGCTCGCCTTGATCATTTCCCATCTGTCTCCCATTCCCCCATCATCAGAGCCGCGCCCTTGAGTGTTCGGCGCGCAATGGCCGTAATGGAAAGACCGGAGCCGGAGTCGTCTTGCACACCTTGGGGGTGAGGGATCGACTCCGGCTCCGGCTTCTGTGTAACGAGTGCTCCATACACCGATTACGGCCCATGGCGCCCTCGTCCGGACGGGTACCCGCCGCCCTGGTCCACTGTGCGACCGGGGGTACTGCGCGGCCGTGCGATGGACCAATCGATGTTGCGGCGTTCAAGTATCCGCAGCACCGAATCCTTAATGGAACGTCTGTTCGAGTGACACTACCGCCACCCGTCGGGCATATGCCATAGCGCAAGGGGCGGATGCCACCGGCTGCTACGTCCACGTGTGCTCTACGCAGCCAAGCGGCTTCTCCGTCGCAGCATGAGGCAAGATCTTTTAATGCCTCAAATCTGCTGCTGACTTATGATCATGATCGGTAAGAGGTTGGTCGGGTGCCAGCCGATCAGCCCGAGTGGGTCCTCGACGCCCGCCGGGCCACCGGCGACCGCATCCGCATACGCCGGCTGCACCAGAACATGACGCAGGAGACCCTCGCCTACACCAGCGGCGTGGACCGGTCGACGGTCCAGCGCATGGAAGCCGGCCAGGAGATGAAGTTGAGCCACCTCCTGCTTGTGGCTCACGCCCTGCGGGTGCACGTCACCGACCTCCTGCACGGATAAGGCCACGGCTCACTAGATCTGAGCTGCGCGACTGAGGCAGATTCAACATCACGACAGACGGTAAGGGAAGTTGAACCCTGCATATATCTGTACGCATCTTGTGCACCCCGCACGTTTCCGTAACCGCAGGTCAAGCCGTGGCCAGCGCTTACCTGGGCGGCAACGCCACCGCCCATTTAGTGCCTGCCAGGCAAGGTCAGCCCCGCGTCCCCTTGTGCGCCTCGACGAGCCGCTGACCGGTGTCGCATGGCCCGCTGGTCCGGCATATCTGGCACGCCTGTAGATGCTTGATGAGCGCGGTCCACTCAGGCGTGGGCGGGGCGGCCTGAATCGGCTGCGGCCTCACAGCACACCGTCCAGGCCGGTGGCGGATACGGCGGGGCACACGTAGACGGTGCGCACGGCGGATCCGGTGGGCGACAGCTGGTCGCCGATGCGCACGGCCTCGTGTTCGGTGCTGCCGCAGCGGCACGGGCTGGGCCCGGCGGGTTCTATGGCGTCGATCGTGTCGGCGGTCTGGACCGCGAGCTCAGGGTTCGTAGGCTGTTCCATGGCGGCGCTCCACGTCGGTGTCGTCCACGCCCCCGGGCCGCGCTGCATGCGGTTGCGGGGGTTCTTGCAATTGCAGGCTAGCGCCACTTGTATCGGTCCGTCTCGTCCCGCATCGATACGTACCGCTCCGGAGCCCGAGATGCTGGCTGGTGGTGCCCTGTCTAACTTCGGATCATGGCCGTAGATCCCGATGCTGAGATTGACCACGAGGGTCCTGTCACCCCGTACCGGCAGCTCGCCGAGATCCTGAAGGCTCGGATCGCCCGCGGGGACTGGGCCGAGGGGCGGCCGATCGCGTCGGAGACGCGCCTGGTGCAGGAGTACGGGCTGGCCCGGTCCACTGTGCGGCGGGCGATCGCCGTCCTGGCCGAAGAGGGCGTGGTGTGGACGGTGCAGGGGCGCGGCACCTACGTGGGGCAGCCGCCCGCCGAGGGCTGACCGTCGCTGCGCAAAGACCAGCAGGGGCGCCATCGATGACGGGTAGAATCTGGGAAAACAGAACGGCCCCCGATGGCGCTACCAACACCGAACGAGGGCCTGACCAGAGGAATGGTGGTCCTCATGGCTGTGCGTCAGCCTACCCTGCGCGGATTGCCGCGCAAGTCTCACCTCGGCGGCTACCTGTACGTCATCCGGTTCAGCATCGACGTGGTCAAAGTCGGGATGACCGTAGCCCCAGCTAACCGCCTTCACGCTCATCACAGCTATGCGCGAGGGCTGGGCGTAGCGGTCACCGACCAGTGGGTTTCCGAGCCCCACGTACAGGTGAAGAGGAACGAGGCAGAGCTGATCGACTTCTGTCGCACGCGTGCCGCTCAAGCCAACGCAAGGGAGTACTTTGCGGGACTCGGTTTCAGCGACGCGGTCGGGTTCGCCGAGACGCTGTCCTACATCCCAGCCCAGAACGGCATAGCGGCCGACGACGCCCCCAACCTCACGAGGTGGCGGCAGGTCTATGAAGTTCTGAGGGTACGAATCATCGACGGCACCTACGCTCGCGGGCAGAAGCTGCCATCGTTCGCGGGCATCTGCGACGAGTTCCCTGTCAGCCCCATGACCGCGAAGCGCGTGTTGACGGAGCTCCGGAAGGCGGGGCTCGCAGAGATGCAGGTGGGGATCGGGACGTTTGTCACCGAGCTCCCACAGCCAGGGGACGGGGCGCGCGGGGCGTGACGACGCCCCCGTCGGTACCGGCGGGGGCATCTGGTTGTTCAGGCATCCTTGCCGGGCGCATTGATCCCATCTAGCCAGTCCAGCGCCTCACGGTCGACCCCGGTAGTCAGAGCCCGTTCGATCGACCAGCCCTTGTACAAGCGTTGCCTGACGGCGCCGTAGCTCAGGCCGAGCACCTCGCACCATTCGACGAGGACCCGAGTCTGCCCACGGAACTCCACCCGATGGCTTCGACGAGTGTTGCGGGCCTGCTCCACGTATGTCGCCCACCTGACGTTCCCGGGCTCGTAGCCCCGATCGTTGTCGATGCGCTCCAAGGTGAGCTCGGGCGAGAACCCTTCGGCCATATCGCGAGCGAAGGCCTCGAACGAGTCCTGCCACTCGGGATGGACGCCGATGCCCCTGCCGCCGTAGTCGGCGTAGCGCCCGCTGTTCGCGTTGGTCGTCCTCTTGAGCATCTCGGCCCACCGCCGGTAGAGCGGCGTCCCGGCTTGTCCGTGTGTCGCCTTGAAGGTCTCGTTACGCCCAGTGCATCCGCACGACGTGGCCCGGCCTCGTCTGAGGTTGAATGCGTACTTCACCGTTTCGGTGCCGCATGAGCATATGCAGCGCCACAGAGTCTTCCCGTTTCCATCCCGGCCGCCATCGGTGAGCACCGTCAACTCGCCGAAGTGTTGCCCAGACAGGTCCATCTTCTTCACGTCATCCCGCCTTCTTCAGGTTGGCCACACCTCGGGGCGTTCCGGCACCGCCGAGGGCTGACATGCCGCAGCCCCGCACAGTGGCGGGGCTGGTCCACGTTTTCGTCACCGAGCGACCGGCATCTGGCAGGTTCGACAGCCCACCGATCGGTCCGCAAAGAACAGCGGGGCGTACAGGTGAGGCCGCCACCGGGCTTCGGCGACTGGAGCTTCGTCCGGCCGTGTCGTCAGGGATACCCGGCCGTCACCGGACACGCACTGCACGACGACGACTTGGAACGGCTGCATGTTGGAGCGCACGGCCAGGTCATGGCCAATGTGGTGGACCAGGGCCTCGTGGTAGTCGCCCGGAGTGGTCGGGTTGGGGCGCAGGACGGTGGAGAGCATAGGGATTCCTCCTTGATGGATGGTGAGCGAACCGTTCGCTGGCGCCGGGCCCTTGGGATGGACGGGCCTCAGTGGCTCCGGTCCTCGTCGAGCAGGCGGTCGATGAGAGTTCGGGCGAGTTCGGAGTTGCCGTCGAAGTAGACGGTGAGGGCGTGCTCGATGACGGGCCGGACGCTGCGGTCGGCCTCGTCGCGGAACTCGACCGGGCCAGCCTCCGGGTTGGCGCTGTGGCCGGTGGTCCGCGGACCCTTACTCATTTCCGTCTCCCCTGTTTGGCGCTAGTTTCTGTACCTACAGAATGCGCTCACCACGAACCCTTGTCAAGCCGTCCAGGCAGATGGATGCTAGTTTCTGTACCTACAGACCCGAGGGGGAGAGATGGCCAGGCCAGCAACGGGGAAGACGAAGTTGCGCAACATCCGCGTGCCCGACGAACTGTGGAGCGCGGCGATGGAAGAGGCGAAGACGGAAGGCCGCACGTTGACCGACGTCATCGTCGGCGACCTCCACCGCTATGTGACCCGTCGGCGACGCGAGCGTGGGACTGCCGACCAACCGCCCGCCGAGGGCTGACCGCTGTCGTACCCGGCGGCTACGCTTTGATCTATGCCTCCCCCTCCCCCGGACCCGGGCCCCACGCGGCCTGCTGACGTGGTGAACGAGGAGATCCGCGCCCTGGTCGCACAGGCTGGCGGCTGGCTGTACGGGGAGACGCGGCGACGGTACGAGGTGCTCGTCGCAGAGTGGACGGTCGCCACGGCAGTGGAGCGGCTGCGCGGGGACGTCGTGAAGGCCGCCTAGGATCTCCCGGTGGCATCTATCGAATTTCCCGACGATCTGATCGCGCTGGCCCGCACCTCCTGGGCTGAGATCCAGCGCGGCGAGCTGACCCTGGACACGGCGCGCGCCGTACATGAGGCGGTGACCGCATTCGCCGAGCAGGCCGGGCTGCGGCGGATGGATGTCGAGCTCGGGCTCAAGTCTCTCGTGCGGTACGAGACGGCCGCCTAGTTCTCCAGCCAGGCCGGGTTGAAGTCCGAGTGGTCGCGGAACGGGTGAGCGAGCAGCAGGAGGGTCTCCTCGGCAGCACTCAGTCCGCCGTAGTGGTCAACCTCCGAGTCGCCCTTTGCCGCGGCGAGCATCCCAGCCGCGAGGTCCACGATCCGCCGCTTGGCTTCGACCTCGGCGAGGACGCGGGTGGGGACGCCGCAGTCGCAGGTCCCGGTCTCGCGGTCGGGGTAGAGAACCTGGGGGACGGCTTCGCAGTCCTTGTGGTGCCACTGTTCCCAGATGTCCTGTTGCCGTGCCGCTTCCTCGTCGAACCGCGCCCGCAGGAACTGCACCAGGTCGTTGCTCACGGGTCCTCCAAGTCGAGCGCCCCGCCTCGGGCATCACTCCGAGACGGGGCGGGCGCGTGCAGCCAGCATGCGCGGATACGTGCGATCAGCCTATCGGCGGCCACTGACAACGAGGCGCCCCCGCCGACGGGGGATTGCGACGGGGGCGGTATCAGTCTGGCAGGCCGTCCGCCTCGTCGGGCCACGATGCGAGGACCAGCTGCTCCTGCTCGTCGACGAGGGTGATGCGGACGCCGGGCAAGCTGCCGCGCTCACCGATCCAGACCTTGAACTGGTCGCGCGCAGTCTTCTCCCTAGACCACCAGCCCTGCATCGCCGGGCGGCCGTCGAGGGTCAGGGTCAGGTGATAGCGCTGGTCGTCCATCACGCCAGCCGGATCCCGCGCCGGCGGCCTCGTTCGCGGCGGATCGCACCCTTCGTCTCCAGCTCCCCCAGCTGGTAGTGGACGCTCGCGCGGCTGCGCATGCCGACCTGGTCCCCGATCTCCTGCACGGTCGGCGCCTCGCCGCGGTCGGCGATGGCCTGGCGGATGCAGCGGAGGATGCGCTCCTGGGTGTCGGTGAGGTAGTCGACGCGATGTCTGGCCATGACTCGATTAGAGCGCGTGTTCGAATTATGGGGCAAGTCGACGCACGAGGGCTGACAGGTGGGGCAGGCTCCGCTTACCGTGATCCGGCGGCCACCGTGTTCGCAACCACTCCGGTGGGGCCCTTCGGGGCGCGCGGTGGCCGCACCAGACATAGGAGGGGACATGAGCGACGACACGACCTGGGGCAACAGCGACACCGCCTGGGGCTAGACCAGGCAGCAGGACGCCCCCGCAGCCATCCGGATGCGGGGGCGTTCGCATGCTCAGAGTCCGATGTCCTCGCTGGCCGCGTCGGTCCACTTGTCGGCTTCGCGGATGTAGCCCCAGAAGGCGGGGCTGTTGGCGGCATGTCCGGACTGTGCGCGGATCTTCTCTTCGCGCTTGCCTGCTCGGCGGCTGGTGGTGATGAACCCGGCTCGCATGCTGTGCCCGGTGAGGCGGACGGCGAGGCCGGCGCGTTCGGCGTTGCGGGCGATGATCTCGCGGACGGCTTCGGGTGAGAGGTGGCCGGTGCCGAGGTTGCCCCAGGTGTCGATGGCGACGAAGGCGGGCCCGGTCTCGATTCCGGCTGCGGCTTTCCAGGTGAGCCAGGCGCGGACGGGGCAGGTGTCGGGGTTCTTGCCGTAGGCGACGGCGACGTTGCGCGGGGGCCTGCCTTTGACGGCGGGTACGTCGATGGTGAGGCCCTTGCTGCCGATGGTGATGCCGTCGGCGCGGAGGGCTGCGACTTCGGCGGAGCGTCCGGCGATGGCGAAGGCGAGGAGCCAGAGGGCGCGGTCGCGGAGTCCGGCGAGTCCTGCGGGTACGGCGGCTGCCATCTGCCGCAGCTGCTCGGGTGTGACGGCGGCGGCCTTGCCTCGGCCGCGCGCCATGCGTTCGGGGTCGTGCTTGAGCGGCTTGAGGGCTTGTCGCGCGGCGACGGTGGCGGCTTTCGGGACTTCGATGCCGTGCTCGTTCCGGGCGGTGACGGTGACGCCGGTGATGCGGCGGTCGATGCTGTTGGGTGCGGCCGCCTTGATGGTGTCGAGCCAGACGACGAACCCGACGAGGGTGCCTTTGGTGACGGCGGTCAGCGGGAGCGGCTGCCCGGTGCGTTCGCCGAGCCATCCGTGGAACTCGGTCCAGAGCGCCCAGTCGTTGGCGTAGCTGCGTTTGGTGTTGTGGGGGCGGATGGCGTCGAGGTGCTTTTCGGCTGCCTCTTCCATGGCGTGCAGGACGGCGAGCGTCGCAGCGTCGTAGACGGCGGGGGCGGCGTCCTGCTGGCGGGGGGCGAGGTTGGTCACGCGACGGCCCCGACGGCGAGGTCGTACACCGCGACGTTGACGCCCTGGCTGCACAGCCGGTCTAGCAGCAGCGGCTCGATGCGGCCCCACTCGCCACCCGCCAGTCCGCAACCGATGCGCGGCATGTGCACCGACGCGTCGAGGTGCCTCGCGTGTCCAGCGAGACGGGCCAGCGCCTCGCCTATCGCCTCGTAGCGAATTGGCGGCTGTCCTCCTGCGCGGCGGATGCCGTGCTGACCGATCATGTTCGCCACCCACAAGTCCGGCGCGACGCGTACCAGTTGCACGGCGCCGAGCCCGAAGTCGTTACGACCGCGCCCCCGGTACCAAGTCCGATAGGCGCTCTCCGGCTCAGGGCCGCGACGCGACAGGGCCATAACGAAGCCGCGCCCCCAGGCTCCGATGTCGTTGCACACGTGGGCGATGATCCGATTGCCGCTGCCGAGTGGAGCTGTTGCGTCGCCGTGGACGTGGACGAGTCGTTCGCGGGAGTCTTCAGCCATGCCCAATTGTACCGCTTTTTCGCCCGCGATATGGCATGTTATCGAGAGCGGGACTACCGAACCGGAGTGGACCGCAGGGCGTTGAAGCCACCCCGGACACAACGAAGCGCCCCCGCAGCCTGCGCGAGGCAGGTGCGGGGGCGCTCGTCATCGCCGTGTCAGGGCGTCCACTTCCCGAGGGCCCGCAGCAGGACGATGACGGCGTCCTGCGCGGCAGGGTCGTTCCCGACGAGGCCAACAAGGTGCTCGCGTTGGGACAGGGAAGGCGACGGTGCCACCCCGTCAATCTCGTCTGCCGGGATGAGCCCGGCGGCGGCTAGGACGTGAGTGGTCTTGCAGCCGAGCGCTTTGGCGATGGGCAAGCAGGAGCGGATGTCGGGAGCCGTGGTTCCGCGCAGGAGGCGGGAGACGCTGCTTTCGTTGAGTCCGGCGTCGCGGGCGAAGCGTGACTGCTCGCCGTGCCGGTTTAGGTTGTATCCGCGTCGCGAGACTTCGTCTGCGAGCCACGCGGCGAACGGGTGCTGCTGGGTCATGGCTGGACCGTACAGGACTCTGTCTCGCCAGGGACGGCGGTATCCCTCTAACGCAACAAACGCCGAAGCGCCCCCGCCCCCTGCCGGTTGGCAGGAAGCAGGGGCGCCGCTACTCGGTCTCGTCGTCGGGCGGCCAGTCGGGTTCGAGGAACGGCTGGATCGACGGCGCCGGGATGGGCGGCGGGTCTTCGCGGCCGAGGCGGACGAGGCTGCCCATGTCGGCGGCCGTAGCGTCACGGCGCGGTGGCCGGGCGGTAGTCGGTTCGGGCATCAGGCTCCCTCCACGCGCTCCGGCCAGTGCCAAGTGCCGCCCTCGCGGCCCACCTCGCTCTGCATGCAGCGGTCGGTGAAGGAGACGTCGGGCAGGAAGACGGTCACGTCGACCGGGACGGCGATGTTCGCCTTGTCCGCCTCCGAGACACCCGGCGGGTAGTCACCGACTTCGGTGATGATCGCCGCGCGGCAGACCGGATCACCGGTGGCGCGGCTGGTGTAGTGGACGATGCGACCGACGCTGGGCTGCTGCATCACGATGTTCCTTCGCTTCTCTACGGGTACTGGCGGCGTTGCGGGTCGAGGCCCAGGGACAGCAGGCCGCCGCCGTCCTTGTTCTGTGAGGGTTGCGGCGCACCGTCCTTGCGGCAGACGAGCGCGTCCGGGTCGTAGGCGGGCGTCTGAAGGCTGTAGCCGTCGGGGCATGCCGGCCCGGGATCGCCCTTCTCGCCCTTGTCGCCTTGCGGTCCTGCCGGCCCGGTGTCGCCTTGTGGGCCCTGCGGTCCGGTGGCTCCGGTTTCGCCGCGGGCTCCTTGCTGGCCGGCGGCACCGTTGGCGCCTGCGATTCCGGGCGTTCCGACGCCGTTGCTGCCGTTGATGCCGTTCTTTCCTGGCGCGCCGGAGGGTCCGATCGGTCCGACGGGTCCGGGCTCGCCGGTGTCGCCTTTCGGTCCCTGGGGGCCGACGATGCTCTTGCCCGGCTCGCCTCGGCTGCCTGGCGGTCCGCCCACCGGCTTGTGCCCCAACTGCTGCACCTGCCGCGCCAGGGCATCCCGCGCATCGTTGGCGGTCCGCAGGTTGTGGTTGAGCTCCTGCAGCCAGAGAACGAGCAGCGTGAACAGGACGACCCCGGCCAGGACCAGTACGCCGTAGGTGACGTCCCGTCGGCGCTGTATCTGCTCTCGACTGCGGTGGCCCTTCACGTGCCTGCTCCCCTCGCTGCCAGATAGGCCTGCAGGAGTAGGAGGAGGACCGGGGCGGCGAGGCAGGAGAAGACGAGGCGGCGGTCTGCGCGCCGCTCATCCTGCCGTTTCCGCCGGTCCACCTCGGCGTCCCGCAGCTCCTGCAAGCGTTCGGCCTCGATCGCGGCGATCCTCTCGATGACCTGCCGGTGTACCTCGTCGGCGGCACGTCGTTCGAGCTCGTACCGTTCGACGGAAACCTTTTTGTCGAGCCGTGTGCCGTACTCGCGGAGGTCTTCCTTGAGGTCGACATGGATGGCCTCGAGGCGTCTGGCGACCTCGCCGAGTGTCGGCTCGTCGGCCACGGTGCTGCTCCGATCAGATGCCCTGCGGTCCGGTCTTTATGGGGCTGGACGTTTCGATGGCCAGGGCGGGTACGGGTGCAGTGACTGCCGGGTGCTCGATGACGGCCAGTACTGCGGCGACGAGCGACATCCATCCGGCCTGCTGCTGCGCCGACAGGTCCAGGCCGAAGCCGGCGAACAGGGCGAGGGCTGCCTGGGAGAACTGGAGGATGGCCGCGTAGGCGGCGCCGTTCTTCAGGATGATCGCGGAGGCGACGGCGACGGCGCAGGCGAGCACGGTGTTGATGAGGGTCTGCTGGTCGTCGCTGACGTCGAGCCCGTAGGCGGCGCCGAGCTTGAGGATGATCGCGACCGCCGCGAGGATCGCGACCGGTTCCCTGCCGAATATCTTCATGATGGACTCGTTTCTTCAGGGTCAGTCGGTGACGGTGAAGCCGTGCCGTGCGGCGAGCTTCGACAGGGAGGTCTTGCCGGGTATGCCGTCGGCGCCGGACCCGCTGTAGCCGAGATGCTGCTGCCACGCCTTGTAGGCGTCGACGGTCTTGGTTCCGAAGCTGCCGTCGACGTACTGGCTCGACAGGAGCCCCTCCTTCTGGAGGGCCTTCTCGACGAGGAGGACTTCGGCCCGGTAGCTGGTGTGGCCCTGCGCTGCCTGCGGGTCGTGCTTCGCCGCGTACACGACGTGCGCGAGGGAGACCGACGGCTTCGGGACCGGCTTGGGCGGGGTGACCGGGGCGTGCGCGAACAGATCCGGCATCGGGCCCGGGTCGACATGCGAGTTGCCCGGGATCTGGTTGTGCCCGTAGTGCCCGCCCAACTTCAGCCAGCTGTCCAGGGACACGGTGTCGCGGACGAACCCGGTCGGGGCACCGCCGGGCCAGACGTCGGCGATGCCGAGGCTGCGCAGCCACGCCACGATCTTGTCGAGGTTCTTGCAGGGGGTGTCCCGCACCGTCGCGTACTTCTTGCCGTTGACGGTCTCGCCCTCGGTGAAGACGGTCTCGATCTGGATGCAGTGGGCGCCGGTCCGGTTGGTCCGGACGTCGCCCGCGTTCTGCAGCGAGAGGGAGCGACTGTCCGCAGGGAAGAACTGCGCGATCTCCCCGGTGAACGGGTCGTACAGCAGGTGGGGGGCGACGTCGGCGCCGCCGCCGGTGAACCAGCCCAGCTCGCGGACGAATGTCCAGTCCGTCGCGTTGCTGGTGATGTGCCAGACGGCCCGCGCGGGACCACCGCTCATTGCGCCGGTGTTCCCGACGCTGTGCCGGGCAGCTCCCGGCATCCACAGGTCGACCATGGTCACAGTCCCTTCGATGCGAGCCACGCGCGCGTAGCCGTGGCGAAGGTCTTGTCGATGTCCGAGGGAGTCGGTGTCGGCTTGGGCGTGGGGATCGGGTTCGACTCGCCCGTGAGGGCCGCGAACTGCTGGCCGAGCGCGTAGAAGCTGGGGGCGCCGGTGAAGTACACGCCGGCCTTTTTCATGCCGTCCGCGTCGAGGACGACCCACGCTTCGTCGACGTACTTCCGCCAGAACGCTTCGGTCATCGTGGTCTCGGCGCCCCAGGTGACGAGGCCGAGCTTGCCGCTGCCGTAGGCGCCGACGATGACACAGTGCCCGCCTTCGATCCTGGCGCCGCGGACGACGTCCCACGGCTGGTCGCCGTTGAACTGCTTCATCGCGCTGTCAGGGAAGCTGAGCCCGACGTAGACGGTCCCGAACAGTGCGATGGCCTGCTTGACCTCGACGAGGTTCGAGACGTCGAGCGACGCGTAGGCCGTGATCTTGTGGCCTTCGAGGCCGGTCTTTCGCCAGTAGGCGAGGACGTCTTGGCAGTAGGCGCCGGTGTCCGATGCTGGCTTGGCCGGGTCGTAGCCGGTGATCGCCGAGTACATGCCGAGCACCGACGAATCGGTGGGCTGCACTTCGCTGCCCGAGCCGTAGTAGGTCAGCTGGTTGACGAGGTGGCCGACCCCGGCGCACGTGCAGTCGCCGACCTCGTCGTTGGCGTACATCGGCCAGACGATGCGGTCGTCCTGCCAGTCGACGGCCGCGGGCGGCGCGGCAAGCCGCTCCCCGAGGACCGCGGACAGCCGCAGCTGCGACCGGGCTGGCTGGGCGGGCAGCTTCCCGCCGTGAAAGGTGAACGTCAAAGCCCCTCCCGGGCATGAAAAACGCCCCGGGAGCGGGGCGTGGGTGGCGGTGGAGGGCTGGTCAGGACCGGGTCATGTTCCGTGTCGTGTACGACGTGTAGCCCTTGGTGCCGGTGACGCTGTAGTAGCGGGTCGACAGCAGGTCGACGAGATCCTGTAGGAGCGCGTCGCCCTCTGCTTCGGTAGCAGGGCCCTCAGTGGTGATGGTCGTCTGGAAGCCAGTGCCCGAGCTGGCGTTCAGGCGGCCGTTGATGACCCAGGTGGTGTCGCTGTTCGAACTTTCGGGCGAGTCGAGAGGCATGGTGCTCCTATGCGGTGTAAGTGGTCACGATGACGACGCCTCCAGCGCCTGCTGACCCGGCGACCGCGCTCTGCGAGGCGCCGTTGGAGGGACCAGATGCGCCACCGCCGTAGGGGTAGCCGACGAAGCCGCCGGTAGTGGTGGCAGCGACACCGGACGAGCGCGTGGTGCTTGCCAGAAACGCGTTGCCGCCATTGTTGAACTTGATCGGCGTGGCGCTGATGACTTGCCCGTTGCCGCCATCGCCGCCGTTGATGTGAATGTCTCCGCCGGTGCCGCCGGTGCCGCCATTTGCCGCGCCGAGGCTGACAGCCGTCGACGTGGCGGTGCCACCCTGGCCACCGAAGCCCCCATTGCAGGTGATGAGCGCGCCGAACGACGAGGCACCGCCGGTGGCGCCCGAGTTCGCTCCGGCGGTGCCTCCCGCGCCTCCGGTACCGACGGTGACGGCGACGCTCGCGCCGACTGTTGCGGGCAGGTAGACACCCCTGGCGTACTCGCCTCCGCCGGCGCCTGGTGCGCACGACGCCTGGCCCGCGACGGTGGCCGCGCAGCCCCCGGAGCCGCCACCTCCGGCCTGCACTTGGACGTCGACGAGGATCGCGTTTGCGGGCCGCGTCCACGTGCCGGAGCTGGTGAAAATTTGGACATCCTTGTTGCCGATGATGATGCCGTCGGCGGAGTTGGCGAGGGTCTGGAAGTGCTCCCACAGTCGGGTGTGGTCCGTGGACTGTGGATAGGTGATGCCCTTGGAGGTGTTGGCGGTCATGAGGTGCGCCTCCAGGAGATTGCGAGGGTCATGGCGGCGGACCAGGAGCCGCGGCCTGCGAGTTGGATGTACGGGTCGTCGCTGCCGATGCTGATGGCGATGCCTCCGCGGGTGCCGTCGATCATGGCCTGACCCCAGCTCGTCGGCAGCGTGAACGTGGTTGAGTCGTTGATCTTCAAGCTGGGGCCGCCGGTGGACTCGTTGAGAGTGGGGGCGCCGCCTGGTCGGCTGGTCTGCGAGACGAGCCGCAGGGTTGCCGACCGCGCCGAGAAGTCGCCCGCGCTCAATCGCTTGATCTTCACCGTGGCCTTGGTGCAGGTGGCGCCGCTCAGCGTGTGCGGCTTGGAGCCGTAGAACGCGGCGCCGGTGTTCCGGCCGTAGCTGCTGCCGCCGTACCGCCCCTGGAAGAGATCGAACGAGTTCGTAGGGTCGCCGTCGGAGCGCCAACTGCCGTCGCGGTAGCAGGCGGTGGCCGTCGGTACGCACGTCAGGGTGCCGGTCCGGGTGAGGGGCTTGGGCGGCGGGGGTGGGTCCCCGGTGTCCGGGGGTGCACTGTCGGCCGGGGGCGGTGTCGCCGGCGTTGATGTCGGCGCGGCCGGGATGACGCTGGTGACGTAGTAGAGGCTGCCGAGCCGGGCCATCAGCAGGATCGAGCCGGCTGTCACGGTCAGGCCGGTCGCGACCCGGGCGGTGACAGTGATCCCGCCGACGGTGACCAGGCAGGCGTTCGAGGAGACCGCGGTCTGCGCGATGCCGCGCACGACTCCTGTTCCGGCGAGCGACACGCGAGTATCGGCGAAGTCGGGCATCCGCTCCCCCTACAGCACTCGGACGGTCAGGCTCTGCTCGCCAGGCGAGTAGGGCAGCGACAGGGACTCGATCGCGCAGCGGGCGTTGGTGAGGCCGGCGCCGGTGACGGACACGATGTCGCCGGTGACCAGGCCGGGGTGCGGAACCATCGTGACCTGGAGTTTCCGGAAGGCCTGCCGGCGCAGCAGCTTCAGCTGGGCGGCGGCCGTGGTCCGGCACTGGGCGACGGTCGTGAGCAGTGACGACTGGTACGGGAACGGCACGGGCAACGGGTTGAAGTTCCCCCCGTACTGGTAGGGGCTGGTGCCGTCAGAGTCGTATGCGACGCCCTGGATCTGGTTCCCGGACGCGTCCTCGCCTTGGGCGACGACAACGTTGAAGGCGCCGTCTCTGGTGGTGGCGCCCTGCCAGCGGACGACGGTCCCAGCCTCCGGGTCGTCGCTGATGGACAGGACCGATGCCCCGGCGTCACTGACGGGCTCGATAAGGAGATAGCCGTCCTCGGTGACCCGCTCCGCCGCTCCCCACGCGGTGAGGACCTCGGTGACGGCGCCGAGCCGGTCGCTGTCCCACTGCATGCCGAGCGGTACGGCCCGGTCGACGAGTGTTCCGTCGAACGACACAGTGAGGGCGGGCTCGACGAGCGCGCGGATCACGGAGACGAGGGTGTCGCTGCTGGACGGCTGGAAAGGTGAGATGAGGTTGGCCTCGGCGATGAGCGTCAGCAGGCCCTGGCAGCTGACGGATACGGTGTCGCCGTCGGCCGAGCTTTCGGTGATGAGGAACCAACCCCTATTGATCCACTCCATGTGGCCGCCGACGTCGACGCCGTAGTCGATGCGGAGCATCTGCCCGTATGCGGCGAGTGGGTGGGCCGGGTCGGTGCCCGGGTCCCAGTCGAAGCCGCCGTCGCGGCGGGGCACGGTGAGGGTGATCTGCTCGGGGACACTGAGGGAGCGGTCGCGGTTCTCGCCGCCGTCGGAGATCGGGATGCTGTCGGCGAGCAGCAGGCCGCCGAGCCAGGACTCGGCGCGGATGTCCATGGTGTACGAGCCTTGGACGACGGCGAGCGCGGTGGTCGACATATCGAGCATGTCAGGGTCCAAAGTCATACTGGGCGATGGACAGCAAAGTGCCAGTGAAAAACGCGCTGATGTCGCTAAGGATCGAGAAGTTGTTCGCGATGTCCTGGAGGGTGAACCCGGCAGCCTCCATCACGTCCGGCCAGTCGTCCGACTTGACGACGTTCAAGGCGAACCAGCGGAACTCGTCGTACCAGTTCGGGCTCTCGGTGTCGTCAATCAGGGAGTACGTGCCGTCGAGACGGGACAGCGACACCTGCTTGCGCACGAGGATCGTGCCCTCAGTCGCACTGTCGAGGAGCTCGTTCATCGCGTCGCCGTCATCGTCGGTTTCCGTGCGGACGGTGAGCGTGCCGGACCGGGACGACCTCGGCTTGCCCACGACGACGATCCGGCCGTTGATGTTGAACTGGCTGCTGTCGCGGTCTCGTTTCCACTCCAGCGGAGACTCGATTTTTACGGCGGCGCCGACGCCGCGGATCGCGTCGGACACGACGTCGCTGGCCACGGTCGACGTGATCGGTCCGGAGAACACCGTCCACTGGACCCCGTTGACGTCAGTGAGGACGGCCGCGTAGGTCACGCTGATCCCGAACGGCTGCTCTGCATCCACCCGCAGGAGCGAAGCTTGCCCAGTCACATCGATACTGCTGGCTGCGCGCACCGGCGTGAGCGTGGTGTCGACCTGCCGGTACAGGGTCGCGGTGACGATGTCGTCGCCGGTCAGTCCAGTTGCCGACACCAGGTTGCGGGGCGGGAAAACGGACTGTGGGGATGCGTTGACGTCCGAGCTGGCTTCGCGGATACGCAGCACTCCTGCCACACCGATCGTGGCGGCGCTCAGCGTGGCGGTGACGGTTGGCGTGGGCGTGCTGGCCCCGGTGGTGACGGTGGCCCATGCCATGCCGAGCCTGCCGCCGTTGCCCGTCGCAACGCTGACGTTGATCTGGTGGGTGAAGGTGCCGAACGTGACACCAGACGCGGTGGCGTTCTCGGTGCCGATCGACGACGTGCTCAGGGCGAGGCTGTAGCCGAGGGCGATGAAGTCCCCGGCGGTGAAGGTCAGCCCGGACTGCCCGGGCGCGCTGAACCCAGTGCCCGAGACGGTGTCCTCGCCGAAGGCTGTGGCCCACCGCCAGCCGGTCCCGGCTGTGCGGGAGAGGACAAAGATCTCCCCGCCGATCACCGAGCCCGTGCTGGACGGGATGGATGTGCTGGGGGTGGAGTCGCTGCCGACGAGTTCCCGCATGAACCAGGTCAGGCGCCGAGGACCGGTGCCGGAACCGAAGGCGCCGCCGCCTCCAGTGAGGGAGCCGGCCAGCGTCCACCCGGACGGGGTCGAGGGCATCGGATCCCCGCTCCCGCCGGACATCACCTGCAGCACGGCGAGCCGGCCCGCGGTGGCGCCGGCTGGGTATGCCGGGGTGACGTTGGTGGTGCCGCTGGCTGAGGTGCCGGCCCCGACATACGAGATGGTCATCCGCCGCTCCTCCGCCCGACCTTGGCCCGGTATGCCTGCATGTTCGCGGAGGCCTTGATCTGCGGCTTCACGGCGCCCTGGATGACGCCGAGCAGTTCGCCGGAGTCGAGGCGCAGTTCACCGGTGAGGTGACTGTCCCGGCTGGCCTGCTGCTCGAGTGCACTTGCGAGCCGCTCCCACAGTGCGTCTTCGCGGGCGCCACCCTGACTGGCAGCGGTCGGGACGTAGCGG